CCTCTTTTTCAAATCTTTCCAATACAGAAATGCCTACACCGGCATAGAGAGCCACCTTTGCTCTTGAAGTGTTTGGGTTTTCTTTCATGAACCGAATGGCTCTTTCTAAAAATTCATTGTATTGGTCTTGTGTATATTTGTTACTCATGTTTTCCTTTCTTAAAAAAGTGGTTCGCCGTGCTTGGCCGTAAATTCTTCATGGCTCAATTCGGTAGATGGTTGTTCAGTTAGAATCGTTTTAATGGTGCAGTCAGGCTTATCTTTAATAAACCATTCTGCATCACGCTTATGATAAAACTTGCGTAAGGGTTCTTCTTCTGAATCTAATATTATAAACTGTTTAGTCTTCACAATGTCCGCCGACACAGTATTTAGCATTCAATATTTCTTTGGCTAAATCTTCGGATACTATCTTCCGTTCTGCGTCGTCGATATGTTGCTCGATATGTTTTAGTTCATCTGATTGTAATAGTAGATCGATCTCATCAACTAAGGCTTGAGCGTCATCAACATGGGTGTCGCCTAGTCTGTGTTCATTGAGTAATCTTATGTGGTCTAATAATAAACTACGAGTTCTTTTGAATAGATCTTGACTCATTATCTTCTCTCACTTTCGTTCTTAGTTTTTGTAAATAATAATCAGCTTTGTCTAGGTCTTCAACGCCATTCTTCCGTGCGAACCTCCACACATACTTAATAACATTGGCAACACAAACTGCAACAATGCCGACTAGCCCAATGGTTGCTGACTCAATAGCGTCAATACACTCGACCTTGCCTTGAGTGTAGTGCGCCGGTCTGTTTACGTTATCATTCTTCATAATAAAACTTTTGCTTACCTGTGACATAATACTCTAGCATACCTACATTTGTTTCGTCAATCAATAATGAGATGCCTCCTTGTATAGATATGTCTCTTAAGTGTTTCTGTTGCAAGGCCGTAGGCTTATTGCCGTTAGCTTTGCATTCAATCCCAATAAACTTTCCTTTGTAACACGCGATAATATCGGGAACACCACTAGCACCATAGCCACCTGTGGAGGCATAGAAATAGTATGCCCCCAATTTTTTCAGAATGTCACAAACTTTAACTTTGACTTTCTTCTCAGGTGTTGCCATTACGACTCCAAAGGAGGTAGATCAACTTCACTCAATGGAGGAAGTATCTCAGGCAATTCTTCGTAGGCCTCAATGCTCAAGTCTGCAATATCAGGTAGAGCATAGGGTGTATGAGATAGGTCTGCTAAATCTTCGTAGACCATTTGGACGCTTGACTCAAAGCCCTCTTGAAGTGGGGGTAAGTCAGCTACTTGGGGTTCATCAACAGGAATAACTTCAGGTAATGGTTCATAAAATCCTGTGTAATAGTTTTGATTCTCAACTACCGGTGGTTTGTCTACTGTCGTTAAATAAAGCATAGTCCCTGCGATACCTAACACAATCGCACCTGCAATTAAATTGGTTCTTGCTACTCTTTCTTCGTTCATAATAATTCTCTCTAAAAGTTAATAAAATACTACTCAGTTTCTGACTCTTCGACTACCTCAACCTCAATGTTCTTGAGTTCTTGGTGGTCAATGAGCCAATCCTTAAAATCTTTGAATGCTACTTCAGGGTCTACTTCCTTATGCCAGAGCAGTTCGAGTATCCCAGACATGCCTCCAATGACTGCAAGTAGGTCGTGCCTATCTGCTTCCCATATATTAACAGGACAACCAAAGTAAGCATAAATATCATTCTCCGTATAATCAATTTCTTTCCTTTCACTCATGTTAATCTCCTAAATTTTATAGATAACTTCGTCTTCATTCAACTCTCGCACCTCACACATTTGATCTGCCAACGCACGTTTCAAATGTGCCAAGTGAAAGTTTGGGTGTGTTGCCTCCACGACAAACTGTCTTCCTACTACCTTAAGTCGTGGCGTTTGAGAAGCGAGCATCTTCGCGTCTCGTTGATCTTTCTTTGTTATAGATGTCATTGTAAATCTCCATAGGTTGAATACAATCGTGGTAGGTATGATTCTCTGCATAGTTCTGATCGTTCCCCCACGTCCAAGTTACAACGATCTCGCCCTCGTAGTATGCGTCACCTGAATTAAACTCAGTCTCCTCATACATTTGCGATTCGTCCCAATCAATCATATAGTCTGCCCACCCGTCCTTATAATACCAATCAAATCGGATTTTCTCGGCCTCGTTCTTGCACCACTCGGCGACCATTGATTTAGTTAGTTTCTTCAGTTTCATTTAGATACCCCCATTCTTCTAACCAAGTTTTTTCAGAACCCTCTATCATGCAATCAAGTATGTCATTCCCTCGTTCGATAAGAAGTTCTTGAAATGTGTTTTCCATTGTTGATAAAACTGTGGCACAAAATTCGTTTGACCATTCAGGTCTGAACCTTTTAATATCATCTACATGCCACCTTGTGACTGCATACCAAGAATTATCGTATCCGTCATCATTAGAATAGTCTTGTCGTTTCTCACTCATATGCCTAGTATCCTCCTGTATTTTTCTTCCATTAAAAGATCACCTGTGTCCTCGAAGTAACAAAGTAACGCCTCATCCTCGAGTCCTTTCATCTCGGTCTTAGGAATGTAGTCCAACTCAACACTATCGTTGATTGTGCCTATGTGGACTATCCTTGCTTTGTGTCTATCAAGATCTTGATTGTAGTATATGTCAGCAGAAACATACCATGTCGTGCCATAGTCATCATCAAGTTCTTGCTCGTATTCCACATCTTGTTTGATAAGTTTATATGTCCAAACCTCACCTCCGTATTCAACTTCTAAACAGGGTGGCCGGTCTTTGAGTCTATTCATGTTCTTCCTCCTCTAATTCACGTTCCCACTGCTCGTCTTTATTACGATCACTCTCTGCACCATCAAGGAAGTGTTCAATGTCTTTGATATACAAATGGCTAATATCAATCTCTTCTTCCTCATGGAAAGCGTGGTCGTCACAATCTACCCATACTGCTTTAACAACTGTTTCGTATCTATCAATTCGTTTGTATCCCATTTAGTTCTCCTTAATAAATGATGGTCTCACGGCCATTCTTCAAAGTTAGCTATACTGTTTAAAGCGTCAACACATTTTAGTGCGTGTTCCTTAAGTTCTTCGTGCGTCCAATTATCGCTGTCACCGACAAGGGCTTCTTTAAGTTCTTCATACATCTTCTTATAGTCCATTCAGTTCTCCTCTACTGTAATTTCAACATCAATCGGTTCACCCCATGTCGCATGGTTTTGCACTCGGTCAATCGCGTCATCACGATCATGTGCTATGACGACTAAAGGCTCATACTCTTGTTTAATATAAACAATAAACTCTTTCATCTTGCATACCCCTTTCTCTCTAGTTCTCTATCAATATCTTTAAATATACTTTGTAATGTCTCGTCCGATAACACCCCACTATCTAATGTGAAATGCACGATAGTATCTTTGTCCGTGCGTAGTATGATCGGAAGCTTGATTGTGTCTATGTCATAGTCCATCAGTTTGTCCCTCCTGTAAATATGTCGTCATCTTCTAGTTCATGAACCTCAGCATCAATCCCTGCGTCTGTAAGTGCCTCAACGATTTGATCGAAAGGCTCGGTCTTGGTGTCTGCACTATCGAATACTATTATTAAAAACTTTTCTTTTTTTGTTTTAGCCATGTCAATATCCTCTGATGCCTGTTATCGTAGCGTGGGCAAGATGTTCTCCTTGCCCGTAGCGTCAGCTATATTCAACGCCCCTGCCCCGTTGCCCTCGTCATCTCGTTGGACAATAAAGTTAGAGCCGTCCTCGAGCCACACGACAAGTCCTCTGTCGTGCCACCCCATGTCTTGTGCCTCATCAAGCGTTTGATACCTTGCATACTTAATGCGTTTGCCTATGAGAAAATCCCTTGCTTTGTTATCCCAATAGTTCGTTAGTTCTGCCTCACTCATGCGACTTCCTCCTCATCAAATAAAAAATCATCTCTCGTTAAACATTGAACATCAATAAGTTCAGCTAACGCCTCGTCTTCTGTGCCGTTTAACACAGCGTCCTTGATGTCATCAAACTCGTAGTATGCGTCACCTGAAAAGGTATCGTATACCCCTCCGAATCCCATACCTCCCTCGAAGTATGTCATGTGGAATGAGAGGTTTTGCCGTTTATATTTTTCTTCGCAATAGCGTAGCCATTCGATTGGTGGTGACCATGCTGTATCAAAGTCAAATTCAATCTCATACTCTCGGTTTTTGTCGTCAGCAACACAAGTCAAGTCACCAAGAATGTCGTCACTCCGAATGTCCCACTTCGTCCCCCAATTTGTCACTCGCCAATGCCACCATGCTTCCCCCTTGTTAGCAATCTCGCCATTGATCGCTAGTGTGTCGGTCTTTTGATAGTCAGGTTCAGGATACAAAAGTCCCAAGAGTCCCACTGCGGTAAAGTTTCCCTC